CGGACAGGTTTACTTTCTCAATATGCCAATCGAGATCTAGGGTATCATGGTTCGGGAAGATCTCAACCTGAGTGAAGTCCTTCCTTTCTGTAAGATTTCTCAGGCATACTTTATAACCGGAGTACGAATCGAGAAACTCTCCCATACCGTACTTCTCGGTTACGGGAGCATCAATACATAAGAACATAGAGGAAGGAAAGTATTTGACAGCGTAATTTAAAGCGATTACAGGCTGTCTGAGGCGATTAAAGTCAAAAGAGGCTAGAGAGTACCCACCGCCTACGATCGTAACCGTATGACCCTTAAAAACACTATCTGGTAGATTTATCTTCATTAGTAGTATTTAAGATCTTGAGTATAGTCGTCATCGTCAGAATCGAGGTCAGGATCTTCAAAGATTATTCCCCCGGCTATTTTTATAGTCTCGTCAGCGTTCTTGGCTTTATAATAGAGAGAGTATGAATCAGAGTTATCATCCAGATATTTACTTAGTCTTCGGATACTAGCAAAGGCCATATCTAGCGTAGTATTACGAAGGTCGTTTAACTCTCCTTCGGATGCTCTGGATCTATTCTGCCCCGTCAGTACATTTACTCCCGTCGTAGATACCTCTACATAGATTTCGGGAAGTACGTAATATTTCACGAAATAAGCAAGGGCAGGCTTAATGAGATCTACTATAGCCGTATAGGAAGAGGGAGCGGCTACGATAGCATCATAGAAGTCCTCGCCCACTATAGGAAGGATATGCCGTAGCTGTACCGCTTCAATTATGTTACTCTTGATCTTCTCTGTAGAAACATCCCGAGAGAAAGCCTGTCCGATTATTTCATCCGCTGTTATTAGAGCCATCGTTTCTAGATCTTGATTGGTTTGGCATTACTATTATCTGTTGTGCAGGATCGTTCTCATCGAAGTCCAGACCTTTCTCCTGCCGGAGTTCCCATACGTATTTGTAATTATCAGTATCGAGCGGAGGTCTGTTAATAAATTTAAAATCTTCCGGTACATCCAAGCCGATAACATCCCTATAGAGTTCAGAAATTATTTCGATATATTCCTTCTGTCGGTTATTGATTACGGTATTCTTAGCGACCTCGTATTCATTCAAGATCCTCTGAGTATCGAATCCCGTATTGTCAGCTATCCCCGTAAGAGTTCTGAACCATTGGTGAGAGACTATAAGATCGGCAAGGCTCTGCTCATGTAATTTTATCCAAGATCCCTCGTCATGTTGCTTAGTCTCTATAAGCTGAGCCTGTTCCGCTTTCTGATTCTCTGTAGCTCTCCCTTTGGTAATCGTGAGAAGTTTTGCCTGATTGTCCTCTCCCGTATAGTTCTTTTTGATATAGTTCATTACGTCTTTCGACTCCTGAGGATCTTTTACGGGAACGACCAAAATACCTGATACCCGGAAGGAGTTTTTGAGCCTCGATAGATTCCATTTATTCGTCTTAAGATCTATCTGAATACTGTCCTTTGAAGAGAGGTACTGAGGCACTCCATAGTAAACAAATTCCGGTTCGTACTTCTTTTGGTGATATACGGAGCGATAGGCAGGAAAATCCTCTACGCCCGGATCAGGCTCGAACTGAGGATATACGGGCAAATACTTCCTGTACTTGTCATACTTCCCGGTATCCTTCGACCAATCAGGGTGTAATATTACTCGCTCCTGTCCTTTCTCTAGCCTGACCTTCGTAGCATCTATATGATTGAACCATAAAAACGATCTGTTCCTATCTGTAATCAATTCCCAATATCCGTTACCAAACATCCCGTAGTCAGTATCTATCTTTTCGAGAAACTTCTCAATGGATTCTCCCTGATAGTTTATATCGTCAAGAAGATCCAAAAAAGATTGATCTTCGGTAGTTAGTCCGTCTCCCATAAAATAGGTATGCTTCGAGTTCAAGATACCTCTATGATTCGGAGAGGTGCGGCAGAAGAGGGCGAGAGCCTGCGGAAACATATTATCAGCACCGAAAGGGATAAAATCGGAAGTACCAAAATTACGTATATCCGAGTACGGCTTTATCTCCGGCTCAGAGAGAGAGATCAGATGAGCGTGTATATCTTTATCAGTCTTCATAACTCTTATTAAAAATAAAGGGTGAACCGTTTAGTCCACCCTTCGTTATTATTTACTGCTCTTGCTTTTCGTATCCGGAACTACTGAGGGATGCCCGAGATCGTAAAGGATTTTCAACTGTGATTGGGTGGCATCATCCAGATTGACTCTAAACATCCTTGATCCCTTCTTAACAGTTACGCTAGATCCCTTATAGCCGGAAGCAATCTTGAGCTTCTTTACGGGCATTAAGCGTAAGTTATGAAGGTCGCTGTACCACCCGTTATAGTAGCTCCTACAGTAGAATCAAAAGGCAGGGACAGGTATCCGTTAATACACTCGAGGGCGATAGATACTCTTTGAGCATCATCCTCGTTAGGCTCTGCACCCGAGGCCATATTGTCCTGTACCAACCGCAAGGCTCTGTTATACCCGTCTGTTTCGTTATAGCCTACAAGCCATGAAGTACCATTACCATCTGTAACGATAGCAAGAATACCGCATGGAGAAGCGTCAGCGAGAGAGTCCCGGAGAGTATTTAAGGTTGTACTCGGCTTGGCGAATCCCATCTCCACTCTATGCGTATAACCTATATTGCTAGAGTTCCCTGCTCCTTCCTGCGTATGAATAATACTGTCAAGATCCGTTTGTACTTCATGGAATGTCTTACCGGAGTCCATCGTTAGTGCTGAGATCTCCCCGGAAGTAACCGTAACGGCATTGATATTAGCGGCTTCCGTAACATAGACCGCAGAGTTGCCCCCAACGTTCTTAGTACAGGATTTCGTAAAGGCGGCTATGGCGAATGCCCCGATAACCCCTGCCTCGGCCTGTATCATTGCCAGAACTACCGTAAAGACGATAATAGCGGCAAAGCTGATAATTAGATTTCTAATGTTTTTCATAGTAGTGTCCTCCGATATTTAGAGAGCAAAACTACGATTGCCTAATAGGCAACCGCAGTCAGCTTGTTATGAACATACTGTACTCCCATCACTAACTTAGAGCGAAAGCGATTCTCTTCCTGATCCGGGTTGTACCACATCTTAGTCTCGGTAAACTGATTCGCTGAATCTATCCCGAGAACCAAGTTATCAATGGAGGTATATATGACCCTATGAGGATAAGCGTAGAGAGATCCGCTAGCGTGTGGGAAGTCGGCATCGAGATGCACATCCCAACCCATACCGATAATGGGAATACCCCGGTATGTGTAGAAACTCTGTCCGTTCTCTAAGAGTACCTGAGCACGTTCCGTACCGAGGCTCTCAAGATAGGTCATGTAATTCTCGAGGACGAGATCCGATACGAGAAAGACTTTCTGATTTGCAGGAAGTTGTTTCAGAACCTTATCTGCTCCTACATGGAGAGCCAAGAAAATATCTTCGGACTCTCCGGAAGCGAGAGCGGCAGGAGCGGTATTCGCTGTCGTAGCGGCATTACTCCCATCCAAGTTCCCGGTAACATTAGTAACCGTAGGCGTAGGTATTGGCTGTCCCGGTACGGCAGAAGTGAATACAAGCGTAGTCGTTCCTGTCAGGGTTATCTCTCTTAAAGCAAGAGCAGCCGCATGAAGAGCTACAAAGGCGGCAGAAGTAACCGCAATGCTCGTATCGAAGGTAGCCAAGTAATTTACTCCACCAACGGTTACGTTAGCAGTCCCGGCAGTTCCCGTAAGGGTAACAGTATTGACCTGTGCTACGGCTCCATCGGTTACGGTATGACGGAAGATCTGAGTATCTGAAGGAGAAGTAGCAGCATTCGACATAAGAAGTTTCCACATACCATCGAAGGCATTATAATCTGCATCGGCTGTCCCGGAAATTACTCCCGAACTTACGGTCTCCTTATCATCGTTATTGAGCCAGAATTGACGGTACACATCCGAGGCTACAGCGTTAGCGTAGATCTCGATTATGATGTTCTTAAGCATCGTATCGTCAAGGTTATTCCAATCATCCTTCCTTAACCCGGACTCGAATACAGTCTGATAGAAGTCCAGAGCGTCGTCTGCGGCCTCGGCTTTCATCCTGTAGGTGGTAAGAGTCCTCTGAGTGTAAGTCGTTCCAGAGGCGGCTGAAAATCCCTTTGCGTAGGCTTTCAGCAATTTACTTGCCGCACCGAAGTAATTAAGTTTTTGACCGGATACTACATTCGGAATAATCCTTATGCCCTGAGTCTCGAGCGGAGACTTCCCAATGAACATAGGTCTCAGAAAATAGTCGAGCGTTTCCTTACCGCCCCATGTGATAGAGGTAGTAATAAAGGTAGACATAGCAATCGTTCCGGGATCAGCAAATACATCCGGGACGATCAGAGAGATAACGAACAGTACGAAGAGTCCTGCCCTGAATGCGAATAAAAGTGCACGTTTCATTTTGATCTGTTTTTGGTGTTTATTAAAAATATATTGATTATTCGTGAGGCGTATCAAATTCGCCCCGGAGTTTCTTAAGATCAGCAAGAAGCATCTTCTTCTCTTCGCTGAGATTTTCGTCTGGATCTTCTGCTCCTTCCAACCCTGCAACAGCAGTACCTTTGGCGTTCTCTTTTGTGATCCTTCCTTCGAGTTCGAGTACCCGAGAACTAAATTCCGAAATCTGTCCTTCGAGTTCAGAGATCCTTTCGTTTGCGGCCGCTAGATCTTCTACGGCAGTTTGCATCTCTTCCGGGATCTCGGGAGCCTCGGGAAGATCATTCAAGAGGGTATCGAAGGCGTTAAGCCTTTCTGTAACTTCTGCCGGGATCTCCGGTTCGGCCTCTTCTCCCTTGCGGAAGGTGTCGGCAATAAATGATTTTAGATCCTCGAAAAGGGCTGTAAGTCCCTTATTCTCAGTCTGTTGCGTAGTTTCCATTTCTGATTGTTTTTGGTGTTTATATTCCTGATATTTATTTAAAAACGATTCTACTACATCCGGGTGATTAACCGCCAGATCATAGATCCTCGGGTTTTGATCCAAGAAGGATGTAACCTGTAAAACGAGTTCATCCTCTCCAAACTGCTCGAATAGTCCTTCTGTAGCCGCAGGATTATCTACAAGATCGGTAGCCAAGAGAGCCTCGAGCGTAGCATCCCTGCGTTGCTGTTCTACTCCTTGATCATCTTTCCATCTATGAATCTTATCCTCTCCCGGGCGAAATACTATAGAATTTCCGAACATATCAGGATTATTCTCGGCCATACTCAAAACGTAGTCCCATGCGTTCCCTAGCTTCGGAAGGTTCTTAGCTGTTTCATCTAAGTGGAGATCGGCAATCGTATGAAGCCTCATACCTGTTCTCTTCGGCTCTCCTTTATAGTAAAGATCTTCAAAAGCCTCGTCAGGCACTTCAACGGTACGATAGTTCTTGTATCTTCCGATATAAGTCCCGAGGGCGGTACTGCACATATTCGGATGCCCGAATCTAGCCTTAACACCTACTTTTTGGGATCTTCCTTCTCGGGCAACTCCCCGGATAAAGTCTTTATTAAGGAATACGCCATGACCTCTGGCTGGACCTTCTGAGCATACCTTTACCCCCCGGATTATTCCCTCATCACGATTTACCTCTTCAAAGGTCTGCTGATATAATGGATCGCTAGCAAATAATTTCATGCTATTTATTTTATGATTATTTCTAGACCGGGAGCGGGGTGAGTTCCTGCGAATTTCTTTACTGTCCATTCTGAAGATACAGCATTTATAATCTCGCTGAGCTCAGGGATTTCTACCAATTCATCCTGAGGCTTCTCTAGACGATTATGGATATGTAGTTCATAATTCCCGTTGTCTCTATATATCCGAAAACAATAATCTGCTACATCTAAAGTAGTGCTATCGAATAGATCTTCGATCAGCTTAAGAATATCATTCTTGTCCATAAATACAAAGCTATTGTAAGAATCAATACGGAAATCTCAAATATTTTACATTTCCTGAATGATGCTGTTTTTAGCTTGATACAGCGATTTTAAGGCTTCTGGGGTATAGTAATACAGGTCAGAGGTAGTACGACTAAACGGCTATGGGCGAGGTAGTTATACGGCTAGAATATCTATATTTATAGATATGATTATTTGTTATATTTTGTCCGAAATTCCGGCTACGATCTTATCAACAGCCGAAAATGATACGCAATATCTATCGGCCAAAAAGATCTTTACATCGGTTTTCCTGCGGAAGTTTATCCTGTTTTTGTACTCGTTTCTGATTAGAAGATCCCTTGCCCCACGCTCTGAAATTACTCCCATATCGAAGAGAGTTTCTGTAACTTCCTCGGGGAGATCCAGATCAGCTTTCAGAGCCTCGGCTGTTTTTAATCTGATATTTATCATATCCCTTCCGTCTGTTCGATAATATCTAGACGTTCATCTGCTTCTCTCACTTTGTGCATATCTAGCACTACGGGGATCTGTTTCATAGCCGCTATTATCTGAGAGGATATATCCGGGAGATCCAATCTGCTAGTATCAGGAGCAGGGACAATACCTCCAGAGGCAAAACCGGGAACACCTATTTTTCGGAAAGTCTCTGCCCCACCGAGTTGTAGTTGCTGTCCTCGGTTTAATATAACTTCACCCGGCTTAACTAGGGCAAGAGTATTATCCCCGGTTGTAGGCATCCCCGGCATTTCTGATCCCGGCTGTACTTTACCGCCTTCGGCAAATTTCTGACGGGCGATAGTAGCTATCTGGATACCGCCTAATGCTCCTGCCACCCCTGCCATAATCGGCCCCATCGGAAGGAACGGTTTTGTCTGTAGAGCGTTTATGACCGCATTTGCTGTTCCTATAATAGCCTGAATATATGCAATGTTTCTCTCCTTCTTGGCGTACTTCTTTTCGATCTCGAGACGCTTCTCTTCGTTATCTCCTACGGCAGAAAGTTCTTTGGCTTTGGCGGCGGCAAATAGATTAGAGAAAGCCTGTACCGCCTGTCCTGCCATCTGAGTATATTGCTGAGCATTTTTAATCTTAGCATCTCTAATAGCATCGTCAGATTTTTTCCTCTCTTGGTCTTGCTTCTGCTGTTCCTCTGTACGCTGTGTTTCATAGCGTCTAAAGATCTCTAAAGTATTGGCCTGATATAACTCTTCCTCGGCTAATAGTGCCTCGTTTATTTGCTTCTGTAGCTCCGGGTGTAATTCTAGTATCGAATATAATTCCGCTACTCTAGTATTATATCGTAGCGTTTCGTTAGCCTGTGCCTGAATTTCCAGATCCTCGATAGCCGCTATCCTTGCTTTCTCTATATCTATCTCGAGGGTTGCTCTCGCTTTCTCTAGAGCGATCTCAGCTTTTATCCGAGCTTTCTTTTCATCTTCGGTCTCTCCTTCAGTACCTCCACCGCCTCCAGGCTTCGGCTTCGGCTTCGGCTTCGGTTTTTCCTCTAACAGCTTCAGATCTCCTAATAGCTTTATCGTTTCTTGTATCTCGTTTTTAAGATCTGCCCGGGCATCCTGCTCTTTTTTAATCAATCCCGGTAGCCTCTGAGTTTGAATTATTGCTGCATTTACTTGAGCCGTAGTAGCGGCATTCCTTTCCAGAGTACCATCTGCATTTTTGCGTAGGATCTCTTCTTGAAATTCTAGCTGTCGGGTCAAATTCCTCTCTTCCTGTACCGATTCAGCTATAGCTTCCGCTTGATCCTTGTATAGCTCTTCTATGACTGCAAGTCTGATCCTCTTCTCATACTCTTCATTCGTACTAGCAAGAGCCGTTTTAAGTTCCTCGTTACTTACTTTCTCGGCATCTATATTTTTTATGAAATCAGGGTACTCTTCTTGAATAGATTTTATAAGATCCAACCTGACCTCTTCGGAAGTATTTAAGTTCGTAGCCGCTCCGACTAGATTATTAATATTCGCCTGTTGCCTTATAAGAGCCTCGGATGTTTTCTCTATAGGGAATACAGCATCGGCAAAGCCTTTAATAAGAGGCTCGAAAAATTCTCCTATGGCAAAACGAGCAGTCTTAAATCCTTCCTTTATCCGATTCATCGTAGTTGAGAGTTCATTCATCTGAGTCTCGAATGCCCGAGATAAAGAAGAGCCTTCGCCCCAATCTTTATTTACGGTTTGAAGGATCTCATCGTATTCCTTTAGCTGTCTCGTACCTAACGCCCCTGCTCCTACGAGAGCTCGTATATTCGGGAAGAGTTGAGCGACCTCGGCATTACCGCTCTCTACGGCTTCGGCAACATCCTTTAATACGTTACCGAATCCTGCCTGTTTTACATTAGCCGCTCCGTAAGCAATTCCTAGTTTATCAAATACCTCTGCCGCCTGTTTCGTAGGCTTAAGGACTCCGACCATAAGGTTCTTGATTGCTGTAGTAGATTCTTGGGTACGGATACCTTGCTTGGTAAGGATAGCGTATGTACTTAGTAGCTCCTGATAGGTTACATCTAGCTGATTCGCTACCGGGGCAACCTTCCCGATCTCAGCAGATAGTTCCGCTACGGTAGTCTTTCCAAACTTCTGTGCCGAAAAGAAAGCGGCCGCAACTCGATCCGTTTCCTCGTATGATAGTCCATAAGCATTAAGTACGGAAGTAAGTCCATCTACGGCTGTCCCTAGATCTGTAACACCTCCCTTTGCTAGTACGGTAGCCTTCCTGAGAAACTCTGCCGACTCTGCCGCAGGAACGCCTGCCGATACGGCATCAAAAAGAGCCTTATTGGTGTCCGCTACAGCGAGGCCGTAATCTCTTATCAGCCGTATCGTCTGCCCTCCGAGTGCACGATTATTAGCATCTAAGAGAGTCTGTACGTTTGCCTGTCCTTCTGAAAATTCTGCGAAGCCTTTAATCCCTCCACCGATTAGTCTCTGGAAGGTACGGGCAACGGCTACAGCCGCAACGATACCCCCGGCTATTGCTTTGAAAGCCTGTACCGCTCCCTTCGAGTATTCTCCTACGAGGGTTTTGCTCCCGGAGATACTACGATCATAGTCCCGGATCTGCTTAGTATTGGCGATAATCTCTTTACGGAGTTCGGTCATTCTCCTACGGCCTTCGGCTGTGCTAGTATTTAGCTGATTCGCCTCGGCTCTAAGCTGTGCAGTACGTCTCCGCAAGGCTTCCATACTTCCGGCAGATGCCGTAAATGCCTGTGCCGATAGTCTCTCGGTCTTATTAAGATTTGACTTCTGAACCTGTAGATCTTTCGTCTTACTCTTTATAGTAGTAAGATTCTTGAGGTGCTGTTCCTCGTTTATCTTCCCTTTCTTATAGAGAGCCTGAGACTCTTTTCGTTCTTCGTTTAGAGCAGAGAGAGCCTGATCGATCTTTACTATCTCTTGAGCCTCTTTAGAGACTCCCTCGACCTGTACCCTGAATGTTAATATTTTCTTCGTACTTGCCATTACTTAAGTATTATAAATTCGATCTTCGCCTTCACCCCGTTAGATACGATATTATTTATATATCCGTAAACTTCATCCGTGCCGATCTTGATTTTATATCTCACTCTGAATCCCTCTTCACTATCAGTATTTAGAACCGTAATGAATTGCTGTAGTTCCTGTGCCGGGACAATAGCCTCGACAGTCAATAGCTTTCCTTTATCTATAAGGTGGATATTATTAATATAATAGTCGTCTATCAAATCAGCGAAACTTACGGAAGAGGTCTCCGGCCAACTTGTTTTAGTAACTCCTTCAAATTTCCAATCATCCGTAACAGCATTATAGCCTTCCCATTGTAGAAGTCTCGGACTCCATGACTTTATCCTTTCTACGGGATACAATAATGTTTCGTCTATAGTTCCCCATATCCGGGGCGGTCTATCTGTCCACCAAAGAATAGTTTTAAATTGTCCTGTAACGATAGGCGAAAAGACTTCATTTTCGATAGTCTCAACCTCTTTTTTTGCATAAAGGCTCGACAGCGTTATCGTTCCCTTTCCGGGGATCTCCCCGTTTTCATCTTTATAGGCTTCCATCGCTGTATCACTAGAATCATCCTTGAACTTGAAAACGATAGAAGAGGCATAATCATTTGCTATAGGCATCTGCTCCGGGTTCTCATTATCAATATACTCTGTCCAATCCTTCTCGTTAGTCGTAAAGAAATCATCGTGCGGCTCTATGCGTACCGTCTTATTATTCCTATCTACAAAGAAGCGGAGATTGAAAAGATGTTTTACGGCCTTCAAGAAAGATACCTGATTGATCGGAGGTATCCACTCTGATATAGTTACCGTAGAAAGCGGAGCAGGCCATAATAGCCATTGATCTACTACGTTGTAAAATAGATCTCCTGCCGGAAGGAATACCGTTAATGTCTCTGGACTTACAGGATCGCTATTTGTAGCCGTAACGGATACACTAGCATATACCCATATTATATCATCCTCTAGGAAGGGAGCGACTAAAGTATCTAAAGTAAATTCGGTATCCAGATCAGCTATATCCGTAGAGGTCTCGAAGGCTACAGAGGTATCGACAGCCGATCTTCTACGATAGATCCTTAATGTTATAATACAGGAATCGGGAGTATATGGAAATGAATGGCTCGGTGTCAGCTTTGCTATAAAGCGATATTGTCCATCCTTCGGAACAGTATATTGATCACTACTATAATTATTGCCTTCGTCAAGATTCTGTGTATTTATATCTACCCGATTTGCATACGTATCCCTGCTTAGAACTACGGTGTCTTGGGTTGAGGAAGGTATATTGCCCGACTCTGTATTATTCCCCGGAGAAGTAATCTCGGCCTCAAAAGCGATTCCCTCCAATAGAGAGCTATCTAATATCGGTGGAGAGGACAAAAGATATTTATTTGTAAAGGCGGCATTCGATAGGAATGAACTATTAATAGTCCAATCTGATAGGATCTCTTCGATAATCTCTTTTAGCCGGAACATAGGGATCATATCTTGAATAAGAACATCTGCCAATGCTCCGGTCTCTCCGCTAGATAAAGCACCGAAGTTAATAAGAGGATAGCGGTAGAATGTCCCTGACGCCCAACTTGTAGTAACGGTACTCGCCTGATAGGTATGATCCCACGTTGATAGGTCTAGATCCTGTAGCGTTAATTCCTTCCTAGCATCGAGCCAATCGTCTGCGGATATTATCATTTCGTAATATTCTGAGGTGATCTTCAGTACCCGAACAGATCCCTCTAGAATGCTTACATCGTTAATATAGATATATCCCGTTTCGGAGATCTCATCAAAGACAGATAGATCTTCATAGAAAGCGAGTATTTTTCTGTTCGTATCCGTTCTAGGAATATTAAGCGTAAATGATTTATTGTTTCTCCCGGATAATATTTCTAATATAGTGCCGATAGAATATTGCACGTTAAGGCTTTCTGAAAAATCTAGCCGATCACTTCCTATATAAATATCAATCGTCATTCCTCTATTGTTATCTCGCCTACGAGCTGATCCTTATCTCGCTGTACTCTCATACTATCTGATACTACAAAGACTTCTGTACGAGTCTCTACACCGTCTACAGTATCATATTTATATACCGTCTTGCTCTCTATTATTTCACTAACGAGGGCGAGGATCTCTTTAACCTGATAATCTGTCTCTAGCCTCTTTTCGGTAAATTTAAGCGTTCTCGCTGTCCTATTTTTATTGCTAGAGTTCCTGTAGCTTGTGCGTTCTACTTTTCGGATCTCTTCGATACCACCGGAGAAAGTAAATTGAGCTATGCCGCCCTGCCTGTTTGTCCACTCTAGCCGGATCATTTCAGGGCATACAGGCTTATTTACTCTACGAATAAAGTGATATGCGGAAGCGGCTACGGAAGTATCATAATTTGCTAGCGTTACATATATCTCATTGATCGCACTATTTATATCAGTATTATTCTTATTTAAGATAAATGCCCCGTAACCAAAATAATTCTTGCTGTCTGAGGCTCCTGTTCCAGAGCCGCCAGATCCACCTATGCTACGAAAACCTGTGTACGTATAATAATCTCCCTGTAGATTAGGAAGGTATGAGAGAAAGTTTATCTGTACTTCTGCCCAATCATTCCCTGCGTTATGATTAAAAAAATATAACGCATCCTGTCCGGCAGGATCTTCCGGATAATTTACGAGAAGTCTCTTAGTAGATGAATCGCATATATAATCATCAATCGTTCCCTCTAGGTCAAAGAAATAGAACTGCCTTGAAGCGGCTGATCCACCTTCTGTAGTTACATCTGAGGCATTCTCGTACTGCTCCGTAAATTCTACACCGAACAAGGCTCCCATTCTAGGTTCAGAAGGTAGCTCGAAAAGTTCTATATCCATATCAGAATAGTCGGTATTATTCCCTGAGGCATTAGTAAGAAAGAGACGAGCCGTAGCACTTGTACGGGTAGAGCAGAAGAGGTATATCGAAACGCTATCCCTTCCGACTGTTTTCTTATGGTGGGTAATTACTGTAGGATCTTGGTCGAAGGTAATATTTACGGGTGTCCCGGAGTCTATCGTTTGTGCCGGGACTCTTAGCACATAATATTTTCCTGCGGTTATGGAGAAAGTATTTGACTGAGCTTGAGCGAAGGCTGATCCTGATTCCGTCATAGCAGTTATATTAGCTCCACTAGCGGTAAAGGCATCGAAGGGATATATAGCAGAACTCCAAGATGTAATTAAATTAGCTCCGGCAGGATCTCCGGGCAAGTCATAATAAAGAGAGCTATCAAGATCCGGGCGGTACGGCTGACATAGGCTACGAAGGATCTCCGAGAAATCAAAGTCCGAAACTCCCTTCCTCAATACTTTCGTAGCTATAATAACACCGTCATAATATAGTTCGGCCTTTATTCTTAAGTTCTGGAAGGAAGCACCCTCAGTTAAACTCGTAGTAACATTAAACAGGGCAGAGTTACAAAAGAAATCATCCGGCTGTGTGTTTATCGTTAGTGCCATTACTCTTTAAATTTACGTTGGTACTTAGTAACCATGTTAGTGAACTGAGTCTCAAATATTACGTTTACATATCGGAACATAAATTCTGCTATCAGTCCTTCATTCCTGTCGAATACTTCCTGTATCCATCCCGTTCTCTTCCCGGTAGTCGTATATGAGAAAGATCCCCGAGTCGGCATACCCTCTTTTTTTTGAGTCTCCGCTATAGCGAAGGCGATACTTTTAGCTTTCTTAAGATCCGATATATTCATTCTCTTCTCTACGTATCCTATAAGAGCCTGTATGTATTTGCTCGTCCCTCCGCTTCCGGATCTCCCCGAATATGGGATCTTCGAGGCAGGAGTTCCTGTTTCGATAATAGCTCCGTATCCGTACATATAGAGATCCATCCGTAAGGTATTCGCTACAGTCTCGGTAACAAATTCTGCCTCTTCTATAATCTTACCGCTCATATAATGACCTTGGGCAATCCACTCCTTTAGTAGCTCCTGTTTAAGTAGCTTCTGGAGATCCTCGAGGACTCCCGTAGCGGCTGTAGATCTTAGCACCATAGCTTCAAAGTAACTCTATAACGAACACCAAGCTCCCTGTCTACCGATAGGAGTCCGGCAGGATAATATTCAAATTCTACGTTATTAAGATCCGGGATGCTTAGATCGTCTTGGTCGTTTACCTCATCCAGATAGGCTTGTAGATAAGTCTCGCAGTCATCCCAATTCTGTAGCCGGGAGAGTTTTACATCATCCTCTGGCGTTACTCCAATGATACAGAATACATCAACTTCGAGTTCCCGGCTTCCTTCCCGCAGATCCGCTATGCCCTTAATCCCTGTAAGATTCCAAAGTACAACGGGGTACACCTTTCCCCTATCCGTATTTAGATAGTCTGCGAAATCGAAGATAACTTGTTCGATATCAGTTCCGGTCTTTGCCGACTCTAATTTCGTTGCTAATGTTTCTAATGTCATGGCGTTTCTCGGTTATTATTTTCTGTATGAACTTCCTTCCATCAGCGTTTAACTCTCTAGAGCAAAGGGAGTTTATAATATATTGAAGCATCTCGATTTCACTTTCTCTTTGCTTTATTTTTCGATGCAACCTGAGCGTCTCTGATTTCACGATATTTTGATTGTGCTCGTATATAACTTAAGTAATTCATAAAATCGTATAGCCTCATATCTTCGACTTTCTCTAGCGTACCGACTGCCCCATCCTGAGCTATCTCATAGATCTTTCCTCTCCATCCAAAATCCTTTAATCCGCTACGGGCGAAACTTCCTGACTCAGCAGCTTTACTCCGTTCAAAAAGTCTCGGATATAAATCGTGTATCTTCCTGATAGCTCTGAAATGCAAAAAAAAACCGCCCAAACTTTATCCATCGTGAGATCCTGAAACAGGTTCGCCCTCTCCAATAGCTTCTCTTCATCGTAGACAGAATCGGACTCCCGGCAGTAGACTGCACAAAATACGGGTATCTGCCTCGCTCCCTCTTTTTGTAGATCAGTCCATGCGGTCTCTATATCTGCCGCCTCCGCAAAGGTAACGGCTTTCTCCTTAGCCAGAGGGATCTCTTCACCGAGAAGATTAAGAGACTTCGGCAAAAAATATTCCTTGCCTCCGATCTTAAAGGATTTGATCTTGGGTGGCTCGTATGCCTTTATCCCTGATTCCTTATCGTAGATAACGGGAGACGAAAAGAAAGACGAGAGGATAATGTAACGAGCATACTGATTAAAGAAAGCGGAACGTGGTTCGTGATGAATCCTATCTACGACAGAGGAAGGAACGTCTGAGAGTATTTTTATAATCTTACCATAATAGACAGGAAATCTACGGATAAGATCATACTCGGTTATCTCTCCATTAATGAGGTCGTATCTTTCCTCTGCCAATTTAGATTTCTCCGGGTCGGGATCAGAGAGAGCTACACTAGCTTCATAGAGGTCGGCTAGCTTCTTTGGCACATCGAGTTCGCATATCTCTATGAATTTTCGTAAAGGGATCTCACTCCAATCCTGCGGGCATTTATAGTCCCGATCTTCGATTGTGAGTGTTATCATAGACGCATACCTTTAATAAAATTCCTTTTGAGGTTTTCGATCTGTCTGCGGTGAAAATAGTAGAATCTGTACGGCCGAGCTTTCTGCTTCTCTACGGACTCAATTTCAGCAAGGATAGCGAGAAGTTCATCGTATTTTTCTACAATCGAATACGGTGTTAATACCTTCCTCGTTTCCGGTTCTACCTTCGGCTGTGCGGCCTCTTCTTTTGCCTTTGCCTGTAGCTTCTCGGCTCTTGCTACGATGGTAGCTTTTACGTTTTCATCTTCGATTTCTTTAGAAAGTTTCAAGGCTTTCTTATGATACCCTGATTTAAGAGCCTTCTCGGCATCAGCAATAATTTTCTCTTGTGCAGTCATTTTGATTTGTTTTTAGGATTATTCCAGATACGGACATAAAGTCGTCAATATAGTGTATTCATATTAAATAGTCAACTCATTTTTTTTGTGTACGCTCTTCTATCCCTAGCGGTGGGATCTCGGAAGAGCTCATCAATCCTAGCTCCCGCCTACGTTTCTCGATATATTTAGTCGTAGATTTTGATACGTGAATAACTAGATCCGGGGCGTAGTATAGATATGAAAATTCTTCGTCCGAGAGTTTCTTAAATTGGTACTTCGAGATATGAACGGCTGAGTACCCTGTATCCGGTCGTAGCTCCGGGATCTTGGCGTATAGCTTCTCCTTCGTACTGAAGAGCCTCTTTTTAAATTCATTCGATAGAGCCTTCTTTGAGTTTTTTATTATCTTCTCTTTTTTCATATCTCCTTTAGTTCATAGGGAACGATACAATATTTCTTAAACATAAACTCCCACCAATCAATATCCCTTACGGTCAGATGTACCTTATATCCCGAATAATTCTTTACGGCATCTCGGGTACAGATCTGGTGAATAGTTTTCATAGTAGTTATCCGAGAGATCTCTCTAATAGTCCTCGGAACCATCTCTGTAGGGATATGCTCCATTACATCCGTAGAGAAGGAATATTGAAACAGATCCGGCTTGAACTTAGTCTGCCAGATAGGTGCTTCATGGAAGCGGTGAGGGATAATATTTTTTACTTCATCCGGGACTCCGGCAAGGGTAATATCTACGCCATGACAATCAATATCTAGATCCCTTAATCGCAGTACAGTCGTTCCGTTTCCGCATCCTAGATCTAAGCACCTTCCGATTACAATATCCTTTAGATAGGTAGCGAAATTAAATGCCGTATTGCTCTCATACTCGTGTTCCTTCCAGATAGTCTCGTACTTTATCTTCTCATGTAGGTTATGATCTCGCATCGTTTTCATAGGCTATAGATATAATCGAGAATCATTCTCTCGAGATTATTATATTCTGTTTCCTCTTCGGTACAAAAATGCACATCCCGGTCATTAGATTCATCTAGATTAACTCCGAATCTATCTCCGGTCATTTGCCTGTACCTCTCAGATAGGCTACGAATAGTCGCTCCACTAGCTAGGAGTTCATCGACATTAGATCCTAGTAATTTATGAAGCTGATAATTATACGGCCCTGTACGCTTTACGAGTATCCTCTTCAGGCGATTAAGTTTCTCAGAAGGATTCATAATAAATAACTGCCAAGCCTTAACCTGTAGAGAGTATGGCGGTACGGTCTTCATTATTATCTTCCTTCCTATTTTTTGTCTGCGGCTCATACCCTCGAGGATCTCTCCCCGGAACTGATCCCATATAGCCTCTGGACATTCCCGGTGAAAATCACACGCCCACCGAATAAAGTTGTACCACTTAAGAGCTATCCAAGCTCCGGGGATCTGAATAGCGTAGAACAACCTCTCAGCTCGTCTCTCGCCTCGTAGAGCCTTTATCCATAGGTTCATACCTCTCATACTAGGAAGTCTCTTCATAACGCTTAAAAACGATAGCTTCATAGGTATCCCTTCGGCTGTCTCTCTCAGCTTAAGGAATAAGATATAATACGACCAATGATCCCGAGAAGATTTCTCCATGTGTAAAGGGTGTCTACGTAGCTCATAGATATTTTTCTCTGAGTTATATTTCAAGCAATTATCGAGGGCATTAGATAGTTTCTTCGGCTTCCCGTTAGAGAGCCAAGCGAGGACAGTCCACCCGATAGAGTCCCTCCAACTCAGATCATCTCCCTTTACCCGTACCATACGGGAAGAGTCGAACTGAAAATGAGTCTTTTTAGTATCGTAATTTAGTGTCATTTCTTATCCTTTCTTTTTGTTATCTCGAAGTCTGCTCCGAGGGTGTTTAGTATTCTGCGGTATCTCTTACGGTTGAATACGGCAGTCCAAGAGAGAAGGGCGAGAGCCTTTAAGAGATTCCACGTTGCTTTACCTACAACCCGGAGATAACGGAATACGAAATTAATCTTGATATAAGAGATCCAAGCGGCCTCTCGAAGTTTATCCTGAGTCTCGGCCTGTTTTGTAGCCGGATGTTTTATAGTCTTGCTCATTTCGTTAGTAGATAATTCCAATAAACATCATGGGTAAGGGAGTCCGGTATCGGTATAGTAAAGTTCATAACAGTAAATGCCCCATGTAGGAGTCTGAGCGTATCCCAAGTAGCGACCAACTCCTTTCCTTCGATAAAGGATTTCTGAGTATGCTTAACTACAGTCCACCACATATCACCTACTTCGCCCCATTCATACGCCCAATCAGGATTAAGCTGAATATCCGGGGGAATAGTATCAAGGAGACGAACCTCAAAACTTACCGAGGACTCGTTACCGTTTCCGTCTATAGCTCTGAGAATTACCTCTGTCGTAACTCCTATAACCTGTCCGGGCGTAGGTTCTTGGAGGATCTGAACATCTGAGCAATTATCTGTCGCTATAACTATACCCCGATAATCCTCTAGGATAGCGTTACAGTTTGAATCTACGTAAGCATATTGAGGCGGTATCTGCGGAAGGCAAGTACAGCGTATCAGCGTAGCTAGGGATAAGAATAAAAATAATCGTTTCATAGTTTTAATAGATATTTGTTTAGTAACTCGTTATAATATTTCTCGACAAAAGATCCTTTGATTTGCTCTTTACGCTCTCCTGTTTTCATCTCGCTCCCTCGGCCCTGATAGTCCAGACCGTCAAAGCTACTTCCAGAACCACCTAGAGGAACGCTATTGAGATTATCCTCGGTATATATACCGCCTGTCTCTTTACATATTTCCATGCGGAATGCCTGTGATGTTCTAAATTCATCGTAATCAATTACGGTCTTATTAGGAAGGAAGTTCGTACTGCCTATAGCCTCATAATAAATATCGAACCATACCCGGATCTTATGATCTACCGCTCTTGGATCTTTATATGCCTTCGTCTCGTTATCGAATGCCTTGTGTCCTATCTTCATAAGCAGATAAGAGGCTAGCCAATTCTCGAAGTCCCGGATAACGATAAAGTATCGAGGCGAGGGATCTTCGATAGATTTAAGATGCTTATTGTTATGGCTGAATATAAGATCCTGATTCTCGGAAATATCCTCGGGCGAATATCCCTCTATCCGGGAGACCTGATCCGGGGTGTTCCAAGATAGGAACTGATGATAAATAAAGTTATGCCCTGTACGGCTCTGAGCTACGATTACATTAATTTCAGACATAGTGTATTTTGTTCATTAAGGTCGGGGATCTCATAACTAGATCCTGTCCAAAGCTCCCCGCCCGGAATGTAGATCACTTTGCTTTTTTGCCACCTCATACGCATCCGATATCTCCACTTTCTTTTAGGAGCTACGAAAGCTAGTATTGGGATCTTTCCATCTTCCTCTAGATCTGCCGCCCACTTTGCTACGCTCATAAGGTTTTCGATCCTTCCTTCATCGGTAAAGTATAGCGGATGGGAAGTATCATTCAAGGCTCTCCATATATCTCCACTCATATATACCGGATCAAGGCCGACACTCTTTAGCTCTTCCGCTAATGCCCTTCCGTAGTGGCTCTTCCCTGCTCCTGCCTTGCCTGTTATTAGATACACCATTATATCGCCTCCATTCCAAAGATCTCTCCACCGGAGTCTTGTTCTTGTGTCCTATTTATAGCCATAGTAGTTATATCGGTCAAGTCCTTATAATCTGAGAACGGGAATGTCTTTAACTCTCCGCAGTACATTTCTATCCAATCGCTATCCTTTAAGAGTTTCTGCCTTCCTGCCTCCATAAAGGGCAGACAGGCTTTAAGCCGAGATACTTTATCCGTAGTCGGTGCGGTATCGAGGATAATATTCAGCTTCGTATATCTACGTAACATCTGTGCCGCAGGGAGTCCAGAGGCTTTTGGTTCGATAAATATCCGAGATCCTTCCGAGTATCCATGAGCAGAGACATAACCGGGGATAAACTTAATAAGCTCGGGGAGTTCCATCCATACCCTCTGCGTATGCCTTACGTAAAGGTGTCCGAGTATCCTAGCGGCCGCCATAATAGCCGTAGGAGCGTTGGTCGTTTTCTCCGTAAATGCGGAGTCAATAAAGAAGTCCCAAGAGAGATCTACACCCTGATTAAAGGCTTCTTGAATAATCGTAGGTATGTCGAACCTTCCAAACCATTCAGGATTAACGAGATTGCCCTCTTCGGCTGTAGGAGTCTGCCCGTACTGTCCTGCGTAGCCTTGCGCCCCAAGCTCCACTCGGAAGTCCTCGAGGACAGGGCGAGAGAGTCTTACGGGATCCAATAGATCATTTACGTATTTCGAGGCTTTCTCTATAGGCTTTATATGTTTGCTCTTCTCCGCAGGAAGGCATATTTGCCTGTACTTATCTCCTTTCGTTAAGCAATGCCCCGTAAGGTCGTTCTTTGATAGCCTCTGCATTACGAGGATCTTCTGAGCTACGAGAGGATCAGTAAAGCGGTTCGATATAGTATTATCCCACCAATCGTTTACTTTTTTTGTCTCTGCCTCTGAAGCGGCCATCTTCGGGTTAAGAGGATCATCACAAATATTCAGGTCTCCATGTTTTCCGGTAGCTCCACCCCCGACCCCGAAGGCTATCCGGTGTCCGTATCTATCGTTCTGATATTCGGATTTCTTATTTACGTCATACTTAAGCGAGAAGATCCCTCCGAATAAATCCTGATACCAATTACTCTGAATAATATCCCTAGATTTTACAGCGTGGATCAGGGCGAGATCTGAGGCATAGCTCATAGTTAGGATCTTCAAGCTAGGTTCTAAGATCCAACACCAAGCCGGGAAGGCAACCGTTATTAGTGTAGATTTCGTGGTAGCAGGCGGTACGTTAATAATCAGGTGTGCATCTCTAGGGATACCGGAGATAATTCTACGGGCAACTTTCTCTAGCTCTTCACATATATAGATCATGTGCCAATTCTCCTTTAGCGTAGTTTCTGGCTCGATAACCTTCCAAGCGTTCTTAAAGAATCGCCAATATGAATCCTTGTAAGATTCTTTACGGATCTTAACGACCTTGCTTATAGGGAGTGATTTTATAATCGTAGCGGCTTCCATTATCTTATCTTGGGTAATATACTACTGAACACTATATCTGCTATGTACGAGGCTAGAAATGGCATCATTAGGCTTTATTCTATTATTTCAGCATCCTCGATATTGCTATCCTTCTGTATTGTAGCTTTCTCGAGAAGATTAAAAAATATTGTTCGTTCATCCTGCGTAAGTCTGGAGAAGTCCAGAGAGTCGTCCTCGATAGTTCCGTCTGCTTTCTCTGGCCCTTCGATATATCCTCTATCCTTGTTCTGAGTCTTATTCAAGAAGATAGCCGAGGCTGTATCCGGGCGTTCCACCCACCCGATTAGCTTCCCATCTTTATCTACCTTCGGAATACCTCTGGCAAGGAGCTTGACGTTATCCTCAAATATATCCTTCTCGGCTTCTCTAGCTTCCCAAACCATCTCAGCAAACTCAGGATCTCTATCGAGCCATTGATAATAAGTTTTACGGGAGATCCCGAAAGCCTTACAAGCCTTTGAGACGTTAAACATCTTAGCCGTAAGAAAATTAATAAACTGCTTTTGCTGTTCCGTTTTCTTAAGGATCTGATCTCGTCTGCTGATTCCCTGCTCACTCACTTCTATTTTTTGGTAAATTTGTTACTCCTGTTACCCTATATACAGCCTGTATTCATCCTGTAATTATCCTGCCTATAGGCTATATGTATGGTGTATCTTTCAGAGCCTTTGTAAGCGTATCGAGGGCGAGTTCAATAGCCTCGGGAGTTTCCATGCTTTGACTCTTCTTTTGAGCCTCTTCCATTCGGTCTGCGGCTTCTTTAGTTTTGAGATTCTTTTTCGTTTTCATAGTCTTCAAATATTTAGATTATTTTCCTGAGATACATCTCCTACAATAAGGATTCTCTGCGAACCTTCCTTCAAAATGGAGTTTCTGTAGGTCTTTCATCTGCTGAGAGTTCCAAGCCTCTTTAAGAGTCATATCCGCTATATTGCCGAGAGGCATCTTTGCTCCGTACATAACACAGCAGGGAAGGATCTGCCCGGCATGGTTTACGACTAACTGCTTGAAAGGGAATGAACACCTGTAGCTTTCTCTCCTGTCCTCTTCTCTTTGTACTCCTGATTCTTTATCCGGGAGTTCGTTCATTATCTGTATCCCTACAATATCTGCTATGCCTTCCCACATACGGACAAACTCTCCCTCTTGTCCTCTATTGATTTCGGTTTTCAGAAAGTTCACCCTGACGATAGGAAATTTACCTTTGCCCCGGATCTCAATAAGGTTCATAATGTTCTCCACTACTTTTTTATAGTTCCTCTGGCCACGTTGCCTGTAGTACGTTTCCTCATTTGTAGCATCTAGCGAAATAAATATCTTCGTTAGTCCGGCTTCGATAAGGGATTCTGCCCTGTCTTTTGATAGTAGAGATCCATTTGAAGAGATATAGACATTAAATATTCCTGCTTTCCGGGCATAGAGTATATAATCTTCAAGGTAATTATGAAGGAGCGGCTCGTTCCAATTACTCAGTTTCAAACTTCTCGTTCCTAGAGATACAGCCTCATTAATAATTTTCTTGAAATCCTCGTGCCGTATTTCTCCCTTTGTTCTATCCATATAGCTCTGTACGCAGAACTGACATTTGTAGTTACAGGCTCCCGTTAGCTCTATATTTATCTGCGGAGGAAATTCCTGTACCTCTAGCCGGGATGCGGCATTGTATTTTTCTCTCCACTCTTTCCAATCCTCTATATGCACACCGACAGGCACAATATCTTCAAGGACTTCCCGGTGGTTTACGGCTGTCGTTTCGTTTTTTCTCGGCTTCATTTCTTATAATCTTCTGAGAGGATCTTCGGAACAGTCTTGTTCCAATTCACCTTGTGATGTATTCTCTTGAACTTTGTTCCTATCGTAGCAACCTTTACGGAAGAGGGATTATGAATTACAGTATAGAACGATTTGATATACGTTCCTTTCTCCTTATACACTTCTGTTAATCCTCCAGGAAGAGACTGTGTTGCTAGTTGATTTATAGCTAAGTGATTAAGCTGTAAAAATAGATGCCCTTGACTTCCTAATAAAGTATATGTAGATACATCGTGGTTGTGTCTACCTATAAATTGAAAGCGTCTTTTTGTAGAACAGATAAAAGTATTCATCGCTTTCCTTCTCGTTCCTAATGACTGAGCATAAGTTCCATCTTCTCCACCGATAAAGTCTCCACCCTGAGCTAGAGCAATACTGAGGGCAGGGATCTTCTTGTAATATTCTAGGATAGAATCAAAAACACTATCTAGATCCTTAATCGCCCAATCTCCGTATTCAATATTAGAATTGAACTTATATCGAAAATGATTATAGTCATCATCAAGCTGAATAAAATAATCGACTCCAAGGCTCTCAGCAAGATCCCAATTATAATTACGGGCATACAAAACAGATCCTGTCCCTTCAAAGTTGTCTGCCATATTTACTATATCCAAGACCTTTGATTTTGAGAATACAATAACCTGATCCCCGTATTCCTTTTTGTAGAGGTCAATCGTTTTATCCTCATCATCTAAAACGAGGTATATTTTGCCTGTGTATCCTGCACTACGTAGAGCCTTATATGTTACAACGTGGTTTGGCCTTCCATGTGTAAGGATAAAGGCGGCAAAGTTTTTAGTTTTCATCCCCGGCATAGTCTTGGTCGAATAAATCGTTTAACTTCTTTGACAATTCTATATATCCATTTTCAATAGCTTTATTAAAATCTATTATAACGAGGGCAGATTTCTCCATTAATCCCTGTACCTCTTCTGGTGCTTTGGCATAGTAATCAGCAATTTTGCTATAGTCAAAGGATAAATGTCTGGCGGCAGAAAACTTTAGGAAGGCTTTTACATCTGCCGGGATCTTAGCTGACTCGACCTCTTCTACGAGCTTCCAATACTTCTCTTGGTTTACGAGGTCTCTTATATCTGTTTCACCATCTGAGGGTGTATAGATAGGTGCTTCAATCTTCTTAGTATAGATCGTGTCAGGATCTTCACCATCAGGATCTTCATATACAAAATTATATCCCATATCAAGGAGTTCAAAATCTTCAAAACCGATTCCCCGTAGATACTCTACATCGTATTTTTCTACGATTATATCACCATCCCACTTTCCTATCGAGACATTATCCCTGAGATTAAGTTTCTCGGCTTCATTCTTGGTCAGCTTCCGGGGTGGAACCATTACCCATATTTCTTGATCCGGGCCGAAGAGTTCCATAAATACCTCTAGCCTTTGATTGCCTCCGATAACCGTATTATCGGTATTTATTATCGGTGGGTTTGTCCTTCCGTTCTCGTTTACTGAGTCTATTAGGAACTGTCTACGCTCCGGGGTTAAGATCCTCGGGTTGTCTGGAAATTCTACGAGGTCGGATAGCTTTCTACGCTCCGGGTTAAATTCCTCGATTTTAATCTGTTTTGCCATCTTCTTTATTTTGATCTTCGGTTAATAATTTTCTGCGTATAGTGCCGATACCGTCTAGGGCATCCAATAATTTACTTTTTGTAGAGTTTCCGGTATCGAGGCCGTTAAATTCCTGAATATCGAAATAGGCTTCTTGGATCTTCTCCGCTATCTCGTTCAGTTTTGCCACTTTACTTTGTTTATCGGTCTTCATAGTTTTAAGGGTTTTAAGGGATACGGGTCATCTAGTTTACTGAAATCCAAATACCAATCCACTAGGGTTATAGCCTCGTCAAGACCTACAGCAAAGGAAGATAGAAAGCCTCTGTTTCGTAGAGCCTGTAACATCTCGGCCTGCTCCCTGATATGTTTATTCTTAGTGAGAGATCCATCTTTGAGCCAGATCTTAGTACCGGGAGACTTTATCTCGATAAACAAGGCAGAGAAGTTGCCTCTGCTCTCGTATATAACGAGATCGGGGTACGCCCTAGAGGATCTAAGCTGAGCCGCCTTACGAGCCAGAGACATAGGCAGACGTATTCCTGATAGGTCTGTATTAAAAAGCGCCCTCGGGTATTGGTGGGCGATATATCTACAGAGGGCAGTATGTATTCGATCTTCTTGATTCATATAAAAAAATTAGGAGCATAAAAAAAGCGGATACCTAGCCGAAGCCAGATACCCGCCTTAATCTCAAAACCCAAGTATGAAAAAACCACTTTCCATATTGTCGTAAATATAGATCATTGATTCTATTAATCCAAATCTAGAGACTTTTGCTAGGAAATATTTTCTCGATTTCTTTTAGCCTCTCTTCCTCGAGCCTCTTATAATAGTCTTTTGAATATTCCCACTTGAAGCCTACGGCAGTATTATGGTGTTCCTGCCCTGCCGCTACTTTAGAAATAGTATTCCGGTGGACTCCGAAAGCCTTTGCCGCATACGTAGGACTCGGCCACTCTTTGACGAATGATCCCTCTAGTGTTAGCTGAACTACAGATTTTCTGTGGCTCATAAACTTTCTGCCCTCTTCGTGTCCGGCTACATACGCCCATTGTAATCTTTCTTTAATAAAGGGTGTGCATAGATTCTCGGGCAATCTTAGCTCCCGGACTATCTCCGTAGCTAGAGAGTCAATAACTTTATTCTCGTTCATTTTCACCTCCTATTTTATGAGAATTTCACGAAATGATTTCGGTCTTATAGTAAGATCCTGATCGGTATCTGCCCCGTATGTACGCTTCTCAATACGGATATTATCTCCATCTAATGAGAAAGTATATTCGCACTCGTAGCGAGTAATACGGAAGGCCACTTGACTAATTTTCCTAATAGATCCGCTCATGATCCACCTCCCTTCTCGATTATATCCCCGATTCCTTTAGTACCTCCGAGCCTCTTCTCTGCCGCCCGGGTGTACTTGGGATCATCGTAATTTGCATTCAGAATATCATCTACGTTACTAGACTTTCTCGGAACTTGTCCCGAGGGTGGCTCTTTACCGAATTTCTGTTCCTTCTCCCTGCTATACCACGTTGCCAATCTCCGGGAGATCTCAAAATATTTCTCTCCTTCGTGCCGCAACAGAGTTCTTAACTGATTAGGCTCGTTCCAATATTCTATAAAAGCATTCAGCATAGCTTTATTATATTTATCCTTCCCTATTAAAAAAACAGAATTTCTAAATTGAGCGGCTCTCTCCCCGATCGGAGATCTTTTAGCTTTCTCTTTCTCTTTACCTTTACTTTTACCTTTATCTTTAACTTGTCGGAGCTTGTCTACAGGATCTATAGAGGGTGTACCCACCCTGTCTACAGGCTGTATAGAGTCCGTACCTATCTCAGTAAGTATGGACTTTATAGAGGAAGGGAGAGACGAAATAACATTCTCTACGTTTACCTTCATAGATGTATTTAGCTTATTATGTTTTTGGTGGTTTATCAAAATGATATACCCTTCCCGATAATAAACTTTTTTATCTGACTCTAATTTAGTGAGGATCTCCGCAACGGTATCCTTCCCGAGATCCGTATCAAAAGCTATCTGTTTGATAGTTATCTCATAGATCCCGGCAAGGTTAGTTAAAGGATTCGTAAGTAAGTAAAGGAATAAGAGTTTGACATTCGGCTCTGCCTCTTGGATATAAGGATCTGTCCAGAAGGCAGTATTGACGCTACGTAATCGTGCCATCGTCAAATAGATTTCCGGGTTCTTGTTTTACCTCTTTAGCCACCGAATCAAGTTCCTTCTCAATCTCTTCCTCCGAGAGATCCTCTACAGGGTTATGAACTCCGAGTGCCGCTACTTTCTCATCCGTAAGCATTCCGAGCCTCTTAATATCCTGCCCTGCCTCTAGGAACTGCCGCAACTGCTCTACGTTATCCGAAGATATATTCGGGATAAGATTAACTACAGGATAAACAGATTTGCTCCCCGGCTTATTGCTCGTAACTTTCTTAACCGTAAGGTCGAAAGGGATATTGACTACAGTCCCGGCTTGATCCTTTATCTCATCATAGATAGATCGGATTGCCTGTATCGAGGATTTATCCCCGGAAGTCTGAAACTGCCATACTCCGAATACTCCTTTGATCTTTGGGATAAGGAAGTTCAAGGTCAGCGTAGGCTTCCACTTCAGTTTATTCTCCTTCGAGTATGCTTCCACCTTTGCCTTGTCCTGCGTAGGCTCATATTCGTTACTCTTCTTATCGAAGAGAAAGAACGTCTGCCCGTCTCCGTATCCGGCTCTCCTTCCTTCTGGATCTCTGGCATCGAACTCTTCGTAGCACGATTCCCAATCCTCATTAGAGATAAAAACTATCTGGATGTTATTAGGCTTCCCCGGATATGCTTCCGAGAATTTTGAGGCGTAATCTCCCGTAGCCTTAAAGTAATCGAGCGATACGGGATACTCCTTGTTTTGAGAGTTCATTCGTTTCTCCCCGATGCGGATCTTACCGATAAGAGGGAAGCGAGTTTTTGTACGGGATTGCTCCCGGATAATTCTACTGTTATGATTCATTGGATTCTAGATTTTCATTTTCAGTTTTGAATTTCAAATAGTGTGTTTCTTTTATAACCATTAAACTATCATAGCAACGGTCGCAAAGGTCAGCCGAAAATACTGTCTCGGCCTCTCGTTGTTTCTTGGCAGATCGCTGAGCGACATACCTATATACGGGAACTTTATTATCAGGCATCCCGCATTGATCACAAACTTTTATATTCATCTTTTTTATTTTTTATTTAGTTATCGAAACTATTTTCCGAGGAAGGTTTTGGAGGTATATTAAAGAGAGTTCCTGTCTCCATCTTGCCTATCTCCTGTCTCATAATTTCCTCTTCATCCTTCCTTCGCTTATACATAGCTCCCCGAAGTTCCGGGTGCTGTTCTTGGATCTTCTGCCTACATCTCCGAATACTCTCCGTATCGGCATACTCCCCGGCTTTAAAATCTAGGGCAAACCGTTGGAAGGAATAATCGGAGTTTCGTAGGCTCGGGTTCTGAGTCGCCCATACCCGTAATATAAGCAACCTGTCGGAGTCCCTCGTTCTGAGATCTTCCGACAGGAGTTTATATACAGTATCCTTAACTGAGTTCAGCTTCTGGATCATCGGTAGCGGGTTTTAAGAGATCCTCGAGGGTGTCATACTTCCAAGCCTCTATATCGGATACTTCAAGATCATTAAGTCTATCTGAGGCAATCTCGTTAATAGTCTTTGAAGTATAGTATTCCGAAAGAGTTTCATCGAGGTCAAGATGCCCTTTAAAAAATACCTTCGTTTTCGCTTCTACAGGGGATCTCTCCTGCTTAACCCTCCACCAATCTATCATAAGCTCGGCCTCGGTATCAGAGAAAGCACTCGTTTGATCCGTAAGGTTATACCCCGGTGTCGTCCTCCAATCTTTAGGAGACCAATTGAATAGCTTAATATGATTCTGGAAGGTATGCACAAACTGATCTGGAGTTAAGAGATCAAATATATTCGGGAAGTTCGCCCTGAGAAGTTTCTCATATAATCTAAGCTGAGCCGCATTCGCTTCCCCACCGGGATAATTCCTGCCTGACTTGAAATCTACGATACAGGCATACGGAATAGCTTTCTTTGTTATCTTCACTTCTCCTTTCCTCGCTCCTGAGGCGTACTTCTCTCCCCAATCGCCCTCTGTAGGTATATCCATAATACAGGGCATATCTACTGTTCCTGCTATCCCCGTCTCGGGATCGCACAAGGAGATCTCTATCGCTAGAGGTCTGACGTTGTAATCCTGTACCCATTGTGCGAGGGCAAGAAGATCCTGCTTCAGGTCTTCACTCCAAATAAACTCGTTTACATCCAATCTCTCCCTCGTACAGTACTCGGACACATAAGAGTCTACCATATCAAGGTTAATCGTTCTATCAATCAGAAAAGAGGCAAATAACGTATGCATAAGAGTTCCGTACTTTCCTCTTTCGTTTCGATAGGCTATAGCGGCATCGTATCCCTTATCAGCAATCCATTTAATAAGGTGTTCGTCTTTAGGGAGCATCCGGGAAGTTAAGGTTGTTACGCCCGTATAAAATTCCGGTTGCCCTTCATCATTAACACTAAAGTAATGACGATCTCCCTTCACATCCATCCTATATAAAGGAACGGGTGGAAGAGTTAATGCGGAAGCGTCGAAGTACATTGCTCGTACCTCTCCGACAGTTAATTCGTTATGTCTCATATTTTCATGCTCGTTTTAAGTACGGAGCACGAACAACGGGGAGTCTTTTTATAACATAGCCATTAAAAAATATCTCGTCATTCTTGCTTCCTCGCAATGATGATCCGATTATTTTATAATCCTTTAAGCTGTTTATTGACTCAACCAGAGTTTTAAGATTTCCGAATACGCTGTCTACGCTACCGTCTTTCAGTAAATAAATAAAATCTGTTTTCATAATTAATTTAGACTTAAGAAAGCGAGTTCAATACCCGTATCCTCATCCCTAACGCTAAGGAGCGGAGCACCCCTACGAATAGGGGTGTTCCTCTCTCCTTCGCCCTCGGGCAAGGTCTTAAGGTTAAGAGTTCGGATATGTTCACTGAGCTGAATCATACCCAAATATACGGCTATATTCCTAAATTCCAAGCATTGACCCCGCTATCGTTTCAAGTTCTCTCTGCCTCTCAGGCTCTGATTCTCTGGCAACTGCGGTCAGGGCATTATTGAAT